CCTTGATAACCACCGTATGCAGCTAATGCGTAGGGTATTAGATTTAGCATTATTTAAATTCTCCTTTTAAGATCTTAAGTATGAAATAATACCATTTTACTACCTCGGTTTCAACTCATCAGCAAAACGACCTTCATATTGATGCTCCCCCACATGTACGATTGAGTCATTGACATATGTGTAACACTTGCCCCCTATGTCCTTCCAACGCTTACAAAAGGCAAAATCTTCACCTAAATATGATTTAGTATCTGGGTCATGTAAGGTATCGAAAAAATTCCATAAATGAGGTCTATCTATATATTTACCATTAATAACAGTCTTTTGCACAATATTATGATTTGGATAAGCCTTTATCATCTTATCAAAAACACCTCTTTTAATTAACATACACCCTGTTGGACTGTGCGTTACTTCCATAACACCATCTTCAATCTGTATATCTTTTGCATTTGCAACTCTCATTGGGTAACAATTTAAATTTTTTGGTATATCTCCTGGTCCTTTTATTTCTCCATTCTCCATTCTTTTATATAGTTTATCCCACATCATTGTCTTTAAAGGGTAAGGAATTGAAATAACATCTTTGTCTTTTTCTATCATAGTTAATATTGATTCTGGCTCCATATAAATATCAGAATCTACAAATAATAAATGTGTAAAGTCAGATGCTAAAAAACCAGATACGCATAAGTTTCTACCTTGGGTTACTAATGAAGATTTTAATAATGAAAAAGTTATTCTTATCTTTTTTTTCATACACAATTGTTGAAGCTCAAGTAATGCTTGTGTGTAATGGATTGAAACATTGCTATGCACTGGTGTTGCAACATATAATGAATAAGGTTTTACTGTTTCTACCTCTTCTTTCCACATTGGAGTTATTGATTTTTCGTAAGGAGGTGGTTGTATTTTAAGTTCTTTTAAGGTTTGATAAGTATCTTTATTTATTGTTTCTTTCATTTATAGCCCCTTCCAAAAAGCCAGACCACTCATGACCTTTTTTGTCCCAATTATAAAATCTTTTATAAAATTTTTGTTGTTCCTCTAAATGGTCTTGTATGTAATCTGTATGTAAGTAAGTTGCTGCCATTTGTATTGCTGCTGCAGTATCTCTTGCCATGCTGTTGTAATTTTTACTGTATGTAATATATACAGGCCATTCAGCACATGTTTCATATAAAGCACCAAAGTTGTTTGTAATTACATGAACTCCTGCTGCTAGGGCTTCTAATGCTGACACACAAGAGGTTTCCTCAAATATGCTTGGGTAAACAAACATATCATAACTTGGCATCACCTCTCTTATATACTCATTTGGTTTGTAGCCAATATAATTTACATTTGGTAATTTCTCTGCCTGGTCATACAAAGGTTTGAATTGTTCATCATTGTTATTTTTAAAGTTATCTCCATAAACTTGTGTGGAGCTGTAAACATCTAAAGTAATATTAGGATCTTTTATTTCTTGCATGGCCCTCAGTACAAGGTTTAAGCCTCTCCATGGAGTGCAATGATGGATTAATTTTATAGGGTCACCTTTTTTATATACTTTTCTTTGTGGAAAAGAATCAATACCGTTTTTAATTACTAATGATTTTTCTGTTGGAATATCAAAAAAATATCTAAACTTCTCATAGTTCCAATGACTATTAAATACGTACCAATCATATTCTTTATGCCTTTCTTTGTTTCCGAAAAAAGCTTGAAGATTAGGTTGATCCCAAGAATTTTTTTGCCATAAGATATTTACTTTATTAGGGTCTAATGGAACTTTACCAGGTATTGATGTACATATTTGTACTTTGTCTAGCAAATCTTTGGATACATGCTTATGAAGCATTTCCATTTGAATTTCTGTTGCACCTCTAGGATTCATTATTTTAATGTTATAAAACTGTTTAGGGTAAGTCTACCATTTTCAATGTCTGTACCATGATGTCCATAACCCATATGTAAATAAATGCCAGAATACATTATTAATCTATTTTTTACAAACTTAAAATCATTAATAATATTTTTGTTAATATCATATAAACGTGTCCCAGAATTTAAATTTGTTTCTGACAAATATACTAAAGAAGCGAGTTCATAAAAATCTCTATGTATAAATTCTTTTTTGTTATCTTCTTCTAGTCTTAGCTGTATAAAATGGGTAATAAATTTAACTTCCTCTGGCTTGATCAACCTATTAAAAAACATCAAAAAATTAATGTATTCAAATAAAAAAGGATTTGTTTCAACCAATGGTAAGCTTCTGAAGCCTGGAAATGTCTCAGTAGTTCCTCTTAAAGAATTAAGAGACTCCTGATCGTACAATTTAATCTTTTTTAATTCAGGTAAAATAAAATCTAACCTAGGAATAAAATCTTCAACCTGCTTAGCTATCATTATCCTTAGTTAGACTTTCCATAGATACTTTCGTAACTTTGATTTCCAAGTCTTGTCTAAAATCATCAGCAGTAGTATCAGTGTTGGGATCAGCAACATCAGCGTCAAAATCAGCTTTGCTATCATAAACTTTTCCTGTTCTTTTATGTTTAATTATTTCTTTAGCTTCAGCTGGTATTTTTCTTAAAGTCATACTATTTCTCCTTTCTTAAAAATGAATCGTAGTTCCAAGAATTATTTTTTCCCCAGAAGTCACAATATTTACTATCTCTACTAAATGAAGTTAAATTACAAGATTTAAGTATATCATACTTTTCTGGTTCTATGGTATCCTCTATAACTAAAGAATCACCAGGAGCCATCATAGGCGACACCTTATTAATAATTCCTTGCATATTAACATGACAATCTTCAATAACTATCATAGGGGATTCGTATTTTTCAAACTCATGAGAGTCTATATTGTTAACATCTAATTTTATAAATTCAACATTTGGTATGTCTTGGATCTCCTGATTGTCTACAGTAATAACTCTTGTATCTAAACCTAATGTTTTTGTCATGTCAGAAAACCAAGAAGCAGAACCACCTTCTCCTGAACCAAATTCTAATATTGTTTTCGGTTTAATATCCTGCAGCATCTGTTGATATATAGTTAAACTCATAGGATCTTTTAATAACTTAAGTCCTTTCCATTTAAAATTAGCAAACTTTGCAAGCTGTATAACGTTAGTATAATGTTTATTATTTTCTAAAATTCTATCAATAACATTTAATTCAGCTTTGTATTCATGAGTAGTATCTTCCTCTTCTATAGTATTCCCTTTTGTAAATAAATTTGCATATTCACTATCCTGCATTGTTTTATAAATGTTCATCATCTGATCAACCATGGCATTTATAAAATGTTTTTTATTTGCATTTCGAATAGTCATTACACCCTCTTGTTTAATTTTTTCTATTTCATCATTTGAAAATAACAAGTTAAGTGTTGTTTTTGTGGTTTCAATTTTCATAATTAATCTTGTTTATATATAGCTAAACTTAAAGATAGTCTAGGTTCTTTTATAGAAGTTACACAATGTGGAGTCATTCTATTTATGAACTGAACATTTTGATCTTTAACCACTACCTCTTTATTACCAATACTCCAAAGAGATTCTCCATATATGTTTTTTATAAATAAAGGATAATCATCTGTATGTTCTGGAAAAGAAACATTTTGATTATTGAGTCCTTTAGAAAAATAAAAATTACCACATATTCTTACACCAAATGTTTCTAAAGCAACCTTTTCAATCTCCTTAAGTTCATCACTTATATCAAGCACATCACTTATAATAAATGAAAATCCTTTATCATAAAAATTTTTAAACTTATCAAAATCTAAAAAGCCGTATATATCAAATAATTCTTTTCTTAGTTTTGTTCCTAGATTATCTATGAGACAAATACTTTCATGCCCATGGTGAAACTGATAAGGAAATCTTTTTGATATTTTTAACAAATCAAACATATCCCATTCTTTTAAATTTACTTGATGGGTGCTTAAAAACTCATTAAATTTTTGAAAAGATTGTTGATGAGGATTTCTCATGGACGGCCTTGGCCCTTGTAGCGTTGATGTTTCTGTTGCCGTTTTTCGTGTTTATTTTTATTTTTTTTATGTTGACCAGGACCTCTTTTTTTAGGTTTATCTCTGGGTACAAAATGTGTAAATTTTTGTCTAGCCATTCTCCTGAGATCTGTCTATTTGAGCATAACTAATAACACCTTGAATTTTACTACTACCTGTTGCTGCTTGTATGGTTATTGCATCACTTGCTTCTAAATTTAAACCTTGTGGTGCAGCATTAACTTGTGTCTTGGCTGCAACGTCATCTCTAAAAAATTCATACTCAGCACTCGAATCAGAAGAATCTACTAAATTCATGTTTACTAAAATAGCTGATGATGCATCATTGTTTGCAACATAAATGCTTTTAACTATTATTGTTGCATCACTAGGACATGTTAGTGCAGTAGTCTTGCTTGTATCAGTCTGTTTAAAACCTTGATTTTTATATTGTATGGTCATGTTAAAAAATAATTGAATGCATCTTGTTCATTTTTAATTTCTCTTTGGTAGGATGTGTTTAGCTTATCCTTTAATGTTTGTAAAGATTGAGCAACCTGTCTTTGGTTTTCTTCAGTATATTCAGGTGTTGGTTCTGGTATTTGTATATCTACTCTAGCCATTATTTAGGTCCTTTACCAGTCCCCGTATTCCTTGCTTCAAATGCCATACCTGGACCTGTGTATTTTTCTCTACCTAAAGCAGATAAAGCTGGATCTGATTTATAACTTTTATCTTGTACCAGATAATCTCCAAGTCTCACTTTATTTTCAGCTGCAAGTTTTTCTTTTTCTTTTGCTGCTAACTCCTCTTGTTTTTGGAATTGTTTTTGTATGAAAGAATTTTTAGCTAACTGTAAAGGTGTAGTGTAATTTACATACTTAGGATTTTGTTCATTAAATCTTCTATCGTATTCTTTTCTAATATACTCTGCATAATTACCTCTTAAACTTCTAACATTTTTACCCATGGCATCTTTCAAAAGTCCGCTTCCTGGATCAGTATAAAAACCCTCAAGTCCTCCTGGAGCTTTTGCTCCTTCCATTATAGAGGTTATATATTCTCTATCTTGCATTGGTAAATCATCAAATCTATCTGCAGCATCAATTGCACCCATAACCAAATTACCAGGAGTTGGTAATTTTCTGTAAAAATCTTTTATTTGTTGTAATCCAGAAGGAACAGTTTCTGTAACAAACTGATTTATATTTTGTCCAACATTACCCATTCTGTTAGTCAGAGTATCAAAACTTTCTCCTAAACTTTGTTTAGCATCTGTTAGCAGTCCACCTTGAAGAAAGTCTCTGTTTAATTGATCTCTTATTAAATTAATACCTCCGCCCTGAACTCTTTCAGGATTAGTCATAAAGCTTCTATACGCTTCAAAAGAGGGGTATTTAGCTTGAAGTGCAAGGTCTTGGTTATAATTTTGTAATAGTATATCGTCCATTATCCTCTCATACCGTCTGGTTGTACGTCTGCTCTAAACGTCCCATATCTCCAATTTTGGTCTGTAGAGGTATTAGCAACCTTGAGACTTGCAAATCTTGATCTAGCACGTGTATCCACCTTATCAGTTGACGCACTGATTGTAAATGGACCTAACGGAGAAGAAGCAGAACTAGTTTGTGGATATGATCTTAAGTTTATTGTTATCTGTGCATCGCCCGTAAGTAATTTAAAATCTGGTATAAATCTTCTAATGCTCATAAAAAATTGTCCATCACCACCTGCTGACAAATCAAAATCTCCTGATGTTATAAATGCAGGTATTGCTGTTTTGTTACCAAGAGCATCTACTTCATTGTTTCCCACCTCATGTGCATAATATACTGAAGCTCCATTTACATTAGTTGCTCCTTGTACAATAGGGAATGTAGGCACTGATGTTGGTTCAAATTCAGTTGCATAAGGATTATCGTATAATGTTGCATCAGCCCAAGAAGTTCTGGCTAGTGATCCTGTAGTCCAAGTGTTTTCAGTATAGTTGTAAGTTACAACTCTATCTACTTGTTCTT